CCCAGCTTTCGCACAGTAACCGCTCTATTAAGATGTGTCAGAAGTATTCGAAGCAAAGCTTCCTCAGGGATGCGGATCAGTCTTCGGGGAAACAGAGTATCCCTTCCGACAAAACTCCATTCGATGACCATCTGATGTTTCAAACGATCACCAAAGCACTTTCCTCCGAGAATGTCAAATCTGACTTTAACCTCTCGGGCGTGCTGAACAGAGCTATCCTCGATCATCAGGCTCTGGTCTGCGATGTTTTTCGGCAGACACTTCAGATCTCATCGATTGCGACCATGGCTATTGACACCACGACCACCCCCTTTGAGAACCTTTTGAGAGCCTCTCGGGTCATTGACTCCTATCTCTTGGTAGCCACAGAATACCGTAGCTACCTAGGAGCTAACCCGACGTCTCCAATCCTACGAATTCGAGATCACTGGTACCAGCTTCGTGCAGAAGATATTGCGCGTGCAGTCGGGCGCTTTTGGGCACTCGGCCATGTCGGAATGTTGGAGAAGGTGCTTAAACACTTTACTGCGACACTCCTGGCACGCGTTATGGAGCAGACAGATCTTCCGCCCGCTCAACCCTGGGAGAAAGACCTCAAGATGATTAGATTCGTCTTCGAGAGTCCCTCCTGGGTTTCCTTCTGTAAGCTGGTTTGTCACTCTGATCACAAGAGTGCGAAGTATGTACAGTTCTTCTACAACTTCTACCAGTGTAAGGCCGGATCTCTGGCCCCGTCTGATCAGTTCATCGATCAGGCGCTCGAAAAGCACAAGAAGATCTTAGGCGAGCCACGTGAGAATCCCATGAGTGAGCCATCTGATGCTTCGGACAAGCAATTGTTCAAGCTTGTGGATGACTCGATTCGCCGTGCTGTGGAAGAAATCTTCGGATCCCGACCCAAGAAGGAGCGTCAAGCCCCCTCTCGGATTGGTTCCCTCGGTGCTTCCTACACGGGACCCCGCTATCTTGGCGGAGCCATGGGAGAGCTTTGTTATCAGCTCAATTGGGCTCGTTGTGACTTCGTAGGAAAGTCCAAAGAGAAGTACCCGATCTACAACTACCGCTTTTCCGGTGAGCCTGCTTTTCTAGGCTTTGCCACCCATCCCGAAAGGGACTACTTAGTAGAACCTGTGTATGGTTCCTGCGACCCTGATGATTTTGATTGGGCCGAGCAGGAAGCGTTGCACAATGCTCTAAGTGGGGGGGCAAGACACCCATGGACCCCAGGTTGGCCGCGTCACATCGTGCGACCGATCTACCTGGGCGAGCTTGAGCTCGTCTGTGACCACCGGGAGTCCTCTCAGTTCAATCAGCTGTGCACGATGATCTGTGCACCCTCAGCTGAGGACTGGGAACAGGAAGAAGCGGAGTGGGGGAAGGGTTCAGATCTTGTGGAGTCAGAGGTAGTCCCTCTGTTGGAGGCTTTTAAGGTGAGAACGATCACAAAAGGGAACTACGCCAAGTATCATCTGGCGCGGAGATGGCAGAAAGTGATTCACAAACGGATGCGGAAGCACCCGTCTGCCCAACTGATTGGGTCACCCTGCGATGCGGAGATCCTCGGTCGGACTGTCCTGGACACTGAGAAGTGGTCCTGGGGCGGCCCGCATAAGGGGTTCTTCGTCTCGGGGGACTATGAATCTGCCACCGATCTCCTCAACCCTTGGCTTTCTCGATTGGCGCAAGCCTACATCGGGCGGGCCTTGGGTATCCCTTTTGAACACCAGGTGATCTTAGACCAGTGTCTCACCAAGCACTCTCTCGAGTACAAAGACGGCACCCAACTTCAACAACAATGGGGCCAGTTGATGGGTTCACCGACAAGTTTCCCTGTCCTTTGCCTGATAAACCTCGCGGCGACGCGAACGTCGTACGAGATCGAATTAGGCAGGCCATTTAAACTCGCCGATCTCCCGATGGTTGTGAACGGTGATGACATCCTTTTTAGGTGTGTCAATCAACATCACTATCAGATCTGGAAGGAGATTACAGGGAAGTGTGGACTGAAGTTTTCTTTGGGTAAGAACTACACCTCAAAGAAATACCTCGTCATCAACTCTGAGTTGTACAAGGTCACACGACGTGGCCAGGTTCTCAAGTCATCACAACTGAATGTCCGGCTGATCTACGGGGGGAGTCGATCCTCTGTAGATGGGATTGATCTGCGACCGTCCGACTATAAAGAGTCACTCCGGTCACTATCCTGGTCAACAGCCGAACATGGGCTCGCCTGCCTTCAGTACCGCATCGATAAGATGGGGTTACCGGAAAACAAACGCCCTGACGCTCCCGAGTGGGAGTCCTTCCTCAACGAAGCTAAGGTCAAGAAGTGGCGAGAGGGCAGAAAAATGAGACTCGAGGGAATGACTCGGTTTTACCAAACCATCCCTCAGCGTGCCCAGTGCCTCCTAAAACAACTAAAGGGAGACTACACTACAGTTGATGATGGTCTACGGGTGGCAACCCTTGCTAGGTATGCATCAATTCAGATCCAACGATTTGAATCCTTTCGCAAAGAGTTCCTTCGGAAAGGGAATTCTAAGATGCCTACCATCAGCTACTACCTTCCACAGATCTACGGCGGCCTTGGTCTTTTGCCGCACCCAGTCTACCAATACTCCCCCCTCGACTCCGCAATTGTGCAAGTCCTCAGTGAGGACCTCGAACTTGCACAGCGGTTCCAGAACGCGATTTCGATGCGTCTGGTGCGTGGTGATGCCCTTCGGATGATATCATCGGAGACATCACGCGTGTCAAAGAGGTTAGGCCTAGAGCCTAAATTGGTACCCATCGATGAATGGGATGAGATCCTTGAGCGCCATGGAGATCAGGCGCCAGTGACTGGGACGCTATCGCGAGCACATGCAGATCAGTGCTTCCATGCCGAGCAGGACGACTACCAACTCTCATTGGAGTCGAAAATCGAAACCTGTTCTTCGGGATGGAGTGTAATCAGATCAGTACACCGCTTAGCGCGTATGAGACTCAATAGGAAGGGTAATAAGGGTGAGTGTCCTGCGGGAATCGACCTGAATAGATCGGAGGTTGCGGAGAAGAGACTCGTGTTCAACACACGGATCTTTACTCCAGTCCCGCAGATGCCATGAGTTGAATGAGGGGAATAAGAATTGAAACTAACCAGGAATGGGGGTGAAATGTCCTAGTGACTATCCTTCACTGGCTCTAGAAAAATGAGATTCTCGGTGTCCCAACTCCGCAAGGAGTAGAAGGTCCTGGCAACAGGACCTTTCCAC